GGCGTGGGTAACACGCTCTGCAGTCTCAATATGGGACGCGCCATAGGGTACGATAACGTCTTCGGCAGGAATATAGATGGCTACCTGTCGTCCCAAACTGGGATCATAATACACCTTCTTAAACGCAGACCCCGCCAGTCCTAGGCTGTACAACATCCGTTCATGCTCTGGCCGATACTCAACCATGCGCTCAGTCAGCTCATAGTTCATATCCGCTTTTACCCTCTCAGCGGCTTCGGCTTTCTCGGGTGTTTCTTCTCCTAGTACTTTTACACGTACGGGGCCAGCGGCTGGGAAAGTCTCGCTCATCGTCTCTGCTTGGAAACGTATCGCGGCTTCGGCCAGTACAGTAGAGTAAACCCCGCAGGCACCTTCCCACGGGTCTGTGCGCTCTTCGTACTTGAACCCTAATACGTCTAATCCTTTGACAAACGTATCAGCCCAATCTTTTCGACTATCAACATCAGCGTCAATCAGTCCAACTAAATCCTGTGCAAGCTCTTGCAGTTCGCTATCATCTAACGCTTCCGCAAGGTTGGCATCAAACCCCATGAGGTCTGCTTCATTACCATCAGGAATTAATGTAATTTCCATGCTGCCATCGGACAGCGTAATACTTTCAGGATCGACAATCTCGATCTCTAGTGCTTCTCCTAGCCCACCTTCCAACAAATCGTCGTCCATCATCTCGCCTTCGAGTAGGTCATCGATGCCTTCTGGTGCCGCGTACAAACCTTTTTCAATTGCCATAATTTATGCTCTCAGTAATACCCGCCACGCCGTTGTTTAAAGTAACGTATGTCATCAGGTTCATCAGTTGGTAAGCGTATGAAACCACCTTGCCTAAAACGCATTAACGCCATGACTGTCGAATCCACTAGGTCATCATGGCTCATAAACGGGAATCCAGCAATCTCTTCAACTACTTCTTCCGCCCAGCGAGTTTCGGGCACCCATACTATACCTGATGCTACAATATCAGCGACGGAATTTAAACGTGCTAGTTTATCACCAGATCCTCTATGAGGCGTATATTCCTGTACTGGCAGTCCCATACGGCGCATCTCCTGATAGATCGCCACACCAGAACTTTTCTTCTCCACGATAAACGCATCAGGTTCCCAGTCAGCGTACTCTTCCAACGCCAGCTCTTTTAGCTCGGGGAACTCCAACCGCTTCTTAATACTGTTCAACAGGATGATATTGTACGCTTCGGCCTCATCATTAAAGAAGACACCCCACGTCGTCAGTGCCGTAAAGTCAGCACGGTTGTGCTTCTCCGCAGCAGAGTCTAACGACATGATAATATATTCGCACTTAGGCGGATCTTCTTTCGTCCAGATACTCCACCATTCACGCTTAACGATGGCAGCTTCTTCCGCCGTAGGTTCCTGTTGATATTGAGCGTTCCACTGAAAGACCGGCATAGAAGCCTTAGTCCGTAGCAGTGCTTCTAAATCAAAGAACTCAGGCCATAACGGCTTTTGCACAGGTTTACCCGTCTTCTTATCTGCGGTCTCTAGGATCGCAGGGAACTCAATCACTTCAAACGCATCAGCACGTTCGTTGTTTCCCATATCCCGTACAACACGACCTGTCAGGTCATCCATATGCCAACGGGTCTGTATAATCGCTACCCGCCCTCCGGGCATAAGACGCGTACGTGCCCCAAACGTATACCACTCATACGCCTTCTCAAATACCGAGAAGTTACCGTTAATAACGTCTTGCTCAGAGTGTGGATCATCCACTAGAAGCAGGTCAGCACCACGTCCAGCAAGGGCTGAACCCACCCCACAAGCGTAGTATTCACCCCCTACACTGGTGTTCCACCGACCTGCAGACTTGGAATCAGAGGCCAAACTGACCGTAGGAAACACCGCTTTATAGGCGTCTACACCGATTAAATTACGTACTTTACGCCCAAAATCTACAGCTAAATCAGTAGTATGCGACACCATCATGACTTTTTTATTAGGATTCCGCCCTAAATACCATGCTGGATAGAAGATAGATACTAACTGGGACTTACCATGACGCGGGGGTATGTTTACGCATACTCGATCCTTGTCCCCACCCTCAATTGCCATGAGCATGTCAGCCAATATGCGGTGATGTTTACCCACAATGAACTCAGGCATCATCGCTTTGCAGAACTCTATCAGGTCGTCGTACGCTAACTTGTTTTTCTTACGGGAATCCAGCTCATTGACCAGTTTGTCAATCTCAAGGACTTCATCTTGGGTATAATCGTCAAGATTATCCAACATCACTTGGATTTCTTCTTCTGTAAAGTCTAAAGCGACCTCACTCATCGTCATACTCTTCGTATATCTCAGGTTCTTCAGGTGTTAACCCTAATTCTGCGTCCACGTCAATAACTTTTCCCTCAAATACAATGGGTGCACCCAATTCTTCGGGTGGATTGACCAACTTCTCCAGCTTTTGACGCAGCTTGGCACGTAGATCGTCCGTAGACTGGTGCGTTATAGTGACTTCTGACTTCTCTGCAAACAAACTAACGTCTGAGATCTTACCTAACAGCTCTAGGGCACGGATTCTTACCCGTGGGTCTGGGTTCTCTGACTCTAACAGGAGCTTGTTGGTGACAAGATGTCGTATCTGGGTAGCACTCTCAGCTACAGACTGTCCAAACTCTTGCAGGATGCTGTTAGTAAGTACTAACGAGGCAGGGGTCATCTTAGCAGCCTTGGGGTTGCTCACTTTCTTAGACGTTTTTATAGGGTCTTCGGCGTATTCAACCGCTAGACCTGCCGCTACGGTCTTATCGCCCTTGTCTGGCGCTATATCTAGGCCGTGTTCGGACAAATATAACGCAGTATTGCAG